AGGGGCAGATACACGTAGCTCTGAGACGAGATGGTCTGTCCTGCAACAATGTTTACATTTGGGCACGAAGTCAGCTTGCCGTAGTTTTGTTTCTTGGTGTCGTTCAGGAACACCTCGGCGTACAGGCGGAACCACATCTGGTAGTGCTTATCGATAGACTGGCCTCCAATAAAGACTTCAACCGAGCTGAACGCACGCTCGGCGACCCACGCCATATCACCAAGACTGTTATTCGTCGTTAGGTTGGATGTGCTTGTAGGAGTTGGCTGAAGGACGACAAACATGTCACCGACCAAGTCTCCTGAGCGAGACAGTGTCACAGAGGTCAGACCGCCGGGGTTCAGGGCACCCGCCACTGTCTGCTGCACGGTTTCCATGGCAAAATTGGTGTGACGCTTGTAGGCCGTCTGGAAAAAGGTCACTTTGGGTTCACCCGTCAGGTATACGTCCTGTGCGCCATAGGCGACGAGTTGCATAAGAGCGCCCCCAGGCATTTACTATCAACTGCGAAAATATTCAAGACCTTTTTCCTACAAGAATAATACAAAATGTCTCGTCCACGTGCACCCCCACCAAAGATTGTTCAGCAGGAAGAGCCCGAGGAGGAGGACGATGAGGAGTTCGAGGAGGACGAGGAGTTTGGTGACGGCATGGATATGTTCGAGGCGCTCGGGAGTCTGCTCGCCACCGAGGACGGTGAGACCATTGCCACGACGCTCGTGGGCCTGAAAGACGCGACTGAGAAGATTGCACTGAATATGGAGATGCAGAACAAGATTCTCGTCAAGATTGCGGCCGCTCTGAACAAGATGGTTCCCGTGCCTCCTGCGGTGGTCGACAGCGCTTAAAAGGACTTGTGGAACACAAGTCCGCCGCCAAAGGCTTGTGGCCAGTTAAAAAAGTCTCGCACTATTTCATCAATGTCTAAGGCGTCCACACAGAAGAAGGCGACTCCAGTTCCAGATGGAAGTGTCTACCAAAAGGAAATCAACTCGTGGACCGCTGATGATTTGAACAACAAGCTGAACGATTGTGAGCGAAATTTGTTCCTAAATTTGCAAAATACAGACAGACGCCAAGAGATTTACACCAAGTTGGCGGACAAATGGCTTCCGGCGAGTCCCCGACGGGACGAGTTCGGCCTCCCTATCGATATTGACAAGGAGGATTTCGAACGTATGCTCGTGAACAAGAACCGTACAGTCACTATTTGTGGCTACATGCTTGCCCGTGCCGAGCTTCTGGAAATTTCCAAGTCCGAGACGGAGGATATTAACGGGGACAAGATGAGTTTTGAGCGCCGTATCAAGCGGTTCCGTGAGTGTTACAAGAAGATTACGGCCAAGTTTATTGAGAATGACACCGAGTACAAGATGTTTAATCAACCTTTGGTCGAGAATCCAGACGTGGACTTTGATATTGGGGAGTCGACCAGTCCGTACCAGACCCTTCTCATTTACCTGCTGAGACAGGCCTACAAGAATGGGTACCGGCGGTACCGTGATCAGTGTTGTAAGGAGATTCGCAATACTCGCGCGTGGAAGCCCATCAAGGAGATTAAGGACTTTGTATATGACGAGACCCAGAAAGAGGACAATGCGGAAATGTGGATGAATCTGACGAATCGGGGCGGCATGGCGAACGATGTTATTCGCCACCTGACCAACTGTAAGGACATCCAGTTTTCTGAGATTAAGAAGGATCGGCACGTCTGGTCCTTTGAGAATGGTCTGCTTGATGCTCGACCAATCGATGAGAACAGGAACCCCGAGACGGGCGCCCGACAGTGTACATTTTACGAATACACATCGAAAGAGTTTCACGAGCTGGACCCAGAGCTCGTCTCGTGCAAGTATTTTGATTTGCCATTTGACCCACACCATGAGGTGGATGACTGGTATCATATCGCGACACCCAACTTCCAAAAGGTTCTGGATTATCAGCGGTTTGATGAGTCTGTGTGTCGGTGGATCTATGTCTTCATGGGTCGTCTGTGTTTTGACGTCAACGAGCTGGACGGGTGGCAAATCATCCCTTTCCTCAAGGGTATTGCACAGTCAGGGAAGTCGACGCTGATTACCAAGGTGGCCCGCAAGTTTTACGAGTGTGAGGACGTGGCGACCCTGTCAAACAATATCGAGAAGAAGTTTGGACTTCAAAGTATTTACAAGGGATTCATGTTTATCAGTCCCGAGATTAAGGGTGACTTGCAGCTTGAGCAGGCCGAGTTTCAGTCGCTCGTATCTGGTGAGGACGTGAGCGTGGCCCGAAAGTGCGAGACGGCTGTGAGCGTACAGTGGAAGACCCCAGGCATCTTGGGTGGGAATGAGGTGCCCAACTGGAAGGACAACTCGGGATCTATCCTGCGTCGTTTGGCGACGGTGAACTTTGGCCGCCAGATTGCACCGGACGTGGCCGACCCACACTTGGACGATAAGCTCGAGCTCGAGATGCCTGCGATCCTGTGCAAGTGTCTGCGGGCCTACCTAGACTATGCGCACAAGTATGCGGACAAGGATATCTGGAACGTGCTTCCGGCCTATTTCAAGCAAGTCCAGAACCAGATTGCAACCGTCACAAACTCGCTCCAGCACTTGTTGTGTTCCGAAAAGGTTCGGTTCGGCAAGGACCTGTGCGTTCCCCAGCGCCTGTTTGTGGAGAAGTTCAATCAGCACTGCAAGGAGAATATGCTCGGAACATTCAAGTTCAACCAAGACTTTTACGCGGGACCTTTCAGTTCGCGCGAAATCGAGGTCCGAACCGAGTCGCGAATTTGGAATGGAAATTCGTACTCGGCTCAGCCATTCATTTTTGGGCTCGACTTTGTTGATGAAAATTAAAATGTAATTAAATACCAGTTATGAATCAGGGGGCGGCCGCCAGAAAGATCCAAGAGGTGTTCCGGCGGAAGCTTATTTTTACAAATAATCAAGGGGCCTACAAAGCATCCAAGGCTGTTATTACGGCCCAGATCGTCTCCTTCAAGTTGCCGACCAACTGGCGCGCCGTGTTCGAGTCCGAGCCCAAGGGATTCTCTGAGATTACGGGATACAAGGCTGCTGGGAAGGCTCCCGTCATACGGTGGACCCAAGGTCGGTGGGTCGGTGACGAGTCGGGCGTGACGAAACTCGTCGCCAAGTACCACGCAGTCACCATCGTTTTGAGCGACTCGGGGTTTGACGTGCTCGGTGCGGGCAATTACGAGCAGGCTCTTTTGGCCATTGTCAAGAGCGGGTGGGCCCCGAAACTCCTTCTGAAGGCGTCACCAACATACAAGAAGATTGATGGGATGTTCAACGTCAATAAACGCTTTGATCTCGACGGACTTGCGACCGAGCTTCGGAAACTCCCCGAGTCCATGCGTGAGACTGTTCGACCCGCCTTGGAATTTGGCGTCAAGGCGGTTCTCTTGAAACTCAAGAAACCAAAATGGACGTACCAGTTTTTTGAGAATGGAACCGTCCTTTTTACCGGTATAAAGGACCCAAAGGACCTCGACTTGCCACGTGAACTCATTCTACAGTTCTTTAGCGTGGCGTATGGTATTGCACCTGCCTTTGTGTTTCAACCGGGGCGAGGCATGCTCGTGAAGCCACGCAAGAACGCAGGGGCCGCCGCCCGCGCCCGAGCCGCCAACCGGTACCCGCTGGTCGCTTCGTGGACCACCACCCCGCCCGAGGGGTACTATGTGCGTCCCGGCCAAGACAACAAGCCTCGTCTGTACATGTGGGCCAAGATGGAGCGCCGCATGGGACTCCCGTACCCCGTTCAAGTTGGACAGCTCAAACTCACGGCGAAGAACGCCGCGACGGTCGCTCGCCGGTTCGAGGAAGTGGGGGTGGAGCCGCCTCCCGTGACCAAGCAGGTGTTTCGGAACCTCGGCATCCCTTTGCCTACTCGGAATCTCGAGAAACGCGCGCCGAATCGCGCTGAGCGTTCCGAATGGAACTTTGTTGACCCTTCAGGCAAACGCTACGTCCGACCCGGGCCGGGACACCAGCCGCGCGTGTATGACGTGCCCAAGGACAAGAAACTCGGGGCCAAGACTGTGATAAAGGCCTATGCAGCTGCCAAGCGGAACATCCCTGCGGCCGTTCGGTCCCTGTTTGGCATTGGCGCAAACGTCAAGACGGCGAACAATTCGGCACCGAAGCACAGAATCGAAATGGGCCTGAAC